CGGGAAGCGATACGCGACCGAAGTCATAGCCGATGAAGTTGGTTTCGTAGAGCGCCGCAAACAAAGCGAGAGCGCCGACCCCGAATTTTGGGAGCTGCCGAATGATGAAGATTTGCCGTTTTAATTGTCGCGGATTTTTTGGAGGTACATATGAAAAAATTCTTTGAAAACCTTTTCGTCTATGCGATGATTCTGTTTCTGGCGGTGTTTATCATCTCCATGGTGACAGGCATCATCGGACTGATTCTTGGCATCGAACGGCTGATGACAACCAGTTTCTTACTTACCATCTGCTCGTTCTGCCTTTCCTCGTGCGTCGTCTCCCTTGCGGGCGATCCGTGCGAGAAGTGATAGGCTGGTGGTTTATAAATGATAAATCGGAGGTGACGCGTGATGAAAAATAACCAATACCTCTCCCAGCTGCAATCTGCCGCCTTCCGCGGCAGGCAGGAGGGCGTGCTGTTCGGGCTTGACCTGTGCGCCATTGCCCTGAATCATGCGTTTGGCTTTGGTATTGCCCTGTAATGCGCAGCATTACATCGCGATTTTATAAAGCATGGCATTTTGCCTAACTGGGCATAGATCGCTTCATTTTACAAACGAGCGCATCGAGCGGCTGGAAACAGAGGTGCAGGCGCTACTTGATGAGGTGCAGACAAACCGCGATATGGACAGGCTGATGACCGATATTTGCCGTGAGCTTGCCAGAATCAGAGGCGATGACGAGTTCTTTCAAAGACGATACATAAAATTGTAGGAGGATACATATGGCGAAGCCGAAAAGTGAGGGCTTCCCGTATTGTCAGCAGGATACCGATACTTTTTTTGACGCAAAAATACGGACGCTGATTGCGCGCCACGGATGCGACGGTTATGCACTGTGGGACTATATCAAGCAAGCAGCGTACAGAGAGCATGGCTTTTATGTGGAATGGAATGACGACAGACAAGAGCTGGCGGCAGCAGACCTTTATATGAGCTATGAGAAGGTAGGGTTGATTAAAGACTACCTGTTGCGGCGATCACTGTTTGTCGAACTGACAGATACATCCCGTAATGGCGTGAAGGTCTTGACTTCCCATGGAATACAGAAACGATTTCAGAAGATGGCAAAAGACACCAAACGGTGTCCGGTCATTGAAAAATCGTTATGGTTGTTGAGTGATGACGAAACGCTCGACTGCATTTCCTATGCGCAAAAATCGAATAATTCCGGAATTAACGGGGTTAATTCTGGAATGAAAGCTGATGATTCGGGATTTATGCCACAAAGTAAAGAAAAGAAAAATAAAGAAAAGAACAGCATAGCAGACGGCACGCGCGAGGCGTTTGCGTCGGTGTGGGCGGAATATCCGAAGAAGGTGGGACGTGATGAAGCGCTTACTGCTTTTGCCGCGCTTTCCGAGGAGGAGCGAACACGTCTGCTTCCTGCGGTGAAACGGGCAAAGACGGCAGAAGCTTTTACCAAAGACCACGGGCGGTATATTCCGCAGCTTGCAAACTTTATTACCCGTGAGGAGTGGAAGCAGTATTCCAGAGTTGACGATGCTTTCTGGGAAGAATTTTGGGGAAATGCTACATTGAAGTGAAAAAATGGAGGAGGAAAGGCATGACAAATTTTGAGATACCGAAAGAAACGCGGCGAGAAGCCCATGAGCTGGTGAAGCCGACAAAGGCACAACGCTGCGAGCAGATTTTGGAAGTGATGGGCGACGGGGACTTCACCGTGGATGAAGTCATCGACCTGATGATGGAGCGCCGCTATCTGCGCTATCCAGATCGCAACAGTGTTGCCCCGAGGCTCACAGAGATGATGCAGAGCGGCAGAGTGAAGATTGTGGGCAAGCGCAAATCCGGCAAGACGGGCAAAACTGTCTCGGTGTACAGGAGGGTGAGATGAACCGTGAAGTTTATCAGAAGGGGACAAAAGGAAAGAAATATGGCATTTGGAATATGTCTGCAAAGCGATTCCAATTTGGAATCTGCGAAGAAACGCCCATGCTTGCCGTGGCGCGCCTGCATCAGAAAATCGGAGATGATGCAAGAAAATGGCGGTTTGAGCCTCGTGCATTGCCGGATGGGGAGGCAACAAAATGAAATATGTGTATTATGCTGACTGCGTAATCGGTGAGGTAGTTCACTGTGAAATTTTACCCGATTCATGGGATGAAAAGCGCATAGAAGACGAACTCCGTAAATTTAATGCAAGAGATAAGACGACAAAGGCTTATGTGGGTGAAGCCGAGGATGGCAGTTTGACAGCATACTTGCTTGGAGAGGTAATAGGACGTCGGTATTACCAAAGAGACGAGATTGACGTTGCTTTGGACGCGCTGGATGATGCGAGGTCTGCCATTGAAAGTTTATTAGTCGCAAGAATGAAAAGAGATGATGGCGAATGAAATCCGTATTACTTCCCATACAGCCTAAATGCTATGTCGAATCCCTACCCTATACCGGAGGTGAGTGCCTATGAAGCACCTAAACAAATGGCAGTTTTATTTGCTTTCCTTCACATGGGGATTGCCGCTCTCTTTGCTCGGCGTGATCGTATGCGGTGTGCTTGTGCTGTGCGGCTATCCGGTGAAGCGGTACGGGCATTGCTGCTACATAGCCATCGGGAAGGAATGGGGCGGCTTGGAGCTGGGATGGTTCTATCTTATCAGCCAGCCAGAACACGAGTTTACAAAAAAGCATGAGCTTGGACATGCCTATCAGAATGCCTGCCTCTACGGATGGTTCATGCCAATCCTTTCGCTTATTTCCGCTGTTCGCTACTGGCTTTTGCGTTTTGGGGTGAAGCTTGATTATTATGCGTGGTGGTTTGAGGCGAAAGCGAATGAAATCGGGGACAGGATGATGAGATTTTAGAAAGAAGGTGCAAACTTGAAACCGTTTTACGCCGATTATGTAAATCATATTTTGCGTTTTTATACCCGTCATTCCGACCGGAATGGTTTTCCATCGGAAATTGATAGATTAAATCATGACGCTGCTGACAAAGTGCTGTCCTCGCTCGACTACACTGAGAAAAACATTATAATTGATATTTACTCACGCGGTGACGCAGTAAGCAACAATATCCAGTATGTTGCAGCTATGCGCGGCATGGACCCTAAAACCATTTGGGCGCTTATTTGCCGAATAACCAATGAAATTGCAAAAGAAAGAAAACTCATACAGGAGGAACACAATGAAACAAACTGATACACAGGAAGTCGGGATGCAGGTTGCCCGAAAAAGGGGGTCAAAGAGCATCTCGGTTGAAAAAACGTCAACCGCTACAAGGCAGGAAGTCAGCGATATTTTGAAAAATTCGCTGTATTGGAGAAACCTGCCCAAAGTACATACTGATGAAGAATGTGCCGAGAGGTTAAACAAATTCTTCAATCACTGTGCCGAAACAGGAGAAATTCCAACCGTCGAAAAAATGTGCCTTGCCCTTGGTCATACCCGAATGTCTGTGTGGAATTGGGAACAGGGTACTCAGGGCAACGCGCGGAAGGAAATGATCCAGATGGCAAAAGAGATTCTTGCTTCCATTGATGCCGAGCTTGTGTCAAGAGGCAAAATACCGCAGATCACTTATATTTTCCGTGCCAAGAACTTCTTTGGACTTTCTGATAAGACAGAAGTCGTGCTCACGCCGAATAATCCGCTTGAAGCCAATATGTCAAGCGATGAGCTGCGCCAACGCTATGAGCTGAACGCGCCGGACGACACCGACGAATAATAGACAAACCCGCCCTGTGCCATACACAAGACGGGTTTTCTTTTTATGCCAGCATTACGCGCTGCATTTCTCAGCACACCAATATTTCACGATACTTTCAATATCTTCTCTGTCGATATAGGCGCTCTGAAAGCGAATTTCTTCTACCTTGTCTGGGAGCTTCAAAAGCGCGTCTCCCTTCCCTGTCAGCATCTCCGCTCCCTTGTGGTCGAGGATGTTCATACTGTCTCGCATGGAGGCGGTCTGCAAAGCGATTCGGCATGTGATGTTGGACTTGATTAGTCCCGTGATTACATTTGCCGTGGGACGCTGTGTGGCAATGATTAGATGGATGCCGGCGGCGCGCCCCAGCTGTGCCAGACGCACAATAGATTCTTCGGCTTCAAAGCGGCTTGTCAGCATCAGATCTGCAAGCTCATCGATTACAACGACAAGCGACGGCAAGCCTATCTCAGACGCCTTTCTCGCGCCTCTCTGCGCCATGAACGCATATCGCCTATCCATGAACATGCAAAGGTCTTTCAGGCTTCTGACAGCGTCCATATGGTCTTTCACAATAGGCATTGCAAGGTGCGGCAGATTCTCATAAACAGAAAGCTCCACCCGCTTTGGGTCAATCATGACAAATTGGCATTCGTGCGGGAATATATTGAACAGCATACTTGAAATTATGCTGTTAAGAAGGACGCTTTTGCCGCTTCCCGACGCGCCCGCAATCAGCATATGCGGCATATCTGCCAGATCAACCCCGAGCGGCTCATTGTTCAAATCAGTGCCGAGCATCGTGTAAAGCGGTTGCTTTTGCTGCTCCTCCCAAATTTTCCTTGTGCAAAGAACACTTCTGAAATATTCGGTTCTCCGTTCTACGGGAATGACAAACGCAAAATGGGCAATGTCAGAATGAATCCACGTTACAGGTTTATGAGTGACAGCGCTAAGCGCCGCCGCCATCTTACCGAGCTTGCCTACATCGCGCGGATGCCACAAATCGAAATGATAGGTTGCAACCTGTGCCGAAAGCAAAGTTTTAACATGGTCGCAAGGCAGCCCCAGCTCGGACAGCACCACCGCCATATCGTCCCCGCTATAATATTCGCGGCTTGCCTGTTCCGGTGCGCGCTTCAATATCTGTTCTGTCGGTGTTTTCATCACTTGTCCCCCACAATCATTTTTTCACGGTCAAATGCCGCCATTGCCTGCAAGGCGTCTTCCATGGTGTCATATCCCATCGCGGCTATTGCCATGCGGTCAAGGTAGGTTTCCGCAATATAAAACCTGCCGTTTTCTTTTATAATCCGATATGTGCTTTTACCGATTTTCTTATCTCTTGTCATCATGTTTATTTACCTCGTTCTCTTTGACTTTTCTGACATCAAATGAGAGAATCAAAAGCTGCTTTTTTATGCTTCTGATAACACGAACATAAAATTTCATCATGCCACCTCCGAACGATCAACGAGGATGTCCCCGCCGTTATCAATAATGTATTGCTTTATGTCGGTGATTTGCCGACGGTCGCAAGATGAATATTTTGAGCTTTTGCAAATCACTCCGTTTTTATTGCTTACATCATACAGAACAGAATCAGGAATATCAAAAGAGCCGTGCGCAATGACAAAAGGGGTTGAGGGTGTTAACGTCATTTCATATTGTCCGCGCTTCTTTGGAAGCGATACCGCCAAACGCAGACAGCCGGAATATTGCGCGTAATTTGTCAGAGAATACCCGTGCAAGGTTGCGGAACAGGTGGAAACCATGCCGAAGTCATTGATTTTTGAAATGGTTATTTTTTCGCCGATCATGTCCGAAAGGTTTTCGGCTTGTACACCAAGCGACAAGCGGCGCGCATGTTCCTTGTATAACCATTCTTTCAATGGTTCAATTGTGATTTGTCGGATCATATTCACATCAAGAGCCGGAACGCATTTTTTCATTTGTTCGCGGTATTCGTCGGACGTCTGCCAATTTTCCGAGGTGATGGTGTCGCTGTTCTCTATAATATATGTGCTTATATCTTCGACAACTGCGGCGCGCTGTATGTCATGTGCAATGCTTTCGGAAATATCTGTGCTTTGGGGTTCTGTGAAAGCTGCATTTTCTGGCAGAATATAGACATAACGCGCATAGTTATATCCCTCTGGATTTACCAGAAATTTTACTTTTCTGCTTTCGCTCTCTATAATCGCGGTGCAGTGGTTGAACCATTCCACGGTGTTGCGCTCCGCTTGCGTCATGTGCTGAAAATCCAAATTAGAATTGACGCGGGCATCGTCTGTGCCGTGACCGCCCTGACCGGATAAAAAGCTATAATCATACATCGGGAGAGAACCGAAAGCATCAACCAAAGCAGAGGGAAGAATGACCGCACGGGAAACCCGGCAGAGCTGCGGCGCGTCGTTGCTGTATTCGTCTATCATTTCCCGCGCTTCTTTAATTGTGGACGCCTTGCGCACTTCGCGCGCGTACACATCGCGGACGATTTCCGGAGCGTATTCAATCACCGTCGCGGCGGCTTCAATCTCTGCGACTTTCGCGCGGTTTTCGGCTTCAATTCTTCTATATTCCTCTTCTTCCTTCTTGCGGCGCTCGATCTGCTCGACGATTTCCTTTTCTTCGCGCTCGCGCGCTGCTGTTTCTGCTGCTTCTTTCTGCTGTCTGAATGCTTCACAGGTTTTCGCGGTGTTCTCTGTCTCGGTCTGCTGATAATCATAACTGATAGAAACAGACCCATAGAAATTATAGTCAAAATAGTCCGTCATACTGTCGGAATCGTTATAATTATATGACTCTAAATAATTTTTAGCATATTCTCTAATCGCTTCCAGCTCCGCGGAATCCTTTTCAAATTCGCCCGATTTGATTTCAATTCTAATAGAACGATATCCGGTGGAAGACGCGGAAAACTTGCACTCGGGAAAACGCGCGGCAAGATGCTTTTTCACTTCTGCGGCGATTTCCTTATTTTTCATGCCCGCCTTGTATCGGCTTCCGACGGTGTGCGCGTGGCATTTATCCGCACCACTTCCTGCGGTGTATTGTACGCGCTCCCAGAGCGGAGCAGGGTGTTTTTCTATGTTGTTATGTGTGTTTGTGCTTGCTGTCGTTTTCGTCGCTTCTATGCCCTCTGTGGCGCTTCTGGCGGCGTTCTCGGTTTCCTCGCTGGCTTTGGCATACCAGCATTTTTTGACATTGTGCCAGCGATAGCCGACAGCTTTCAAGCTGTCTATAATCCCGCGTGATGGGATGGTATCGAAAAAGATTTCTATTCCGTTTTTCTCTGTATTTCTGTTGATGGTGGCTATCATAAAAAAACTCCTATCATATCATTAAAATTTCTTGACTATGAAAGGAGCATATGGTATAATATTTATGCTGACTTTCATAGTCGGTGCGACTTTCACAGTCGGTTGTGATAAAGGCATTCGGGGTTGGTTTGGTCACTGGACTCCGGATGCTTTTTTGTTCAGTTGTTTTTCCCGGCTATATCTTTTTTTATTAAATCCTTTATATAGCCGCTCTTGTTCGGGGTATTTTCAAGTTTTTCATATATTTCTTTCTCGGTTGTTATAACAACTTTTACGCCGTATGTTTTTGTGTGTTCTTTATCGTATTTTTTGTTAGCGGCGTATCCCGAACGCTTGTTATAATCTCTTTGGATTTCTTTTTTTGTTTTTGCTATTGACTTCATCTCCTTTTCAATGATATAATATAACCAAGAGGGAAACCATAAAAGCGGTTAACCCAATCAGTAATAGCGCGTTAAGTTTTTAGCTTAAACAAAGCCGTCACCTGCCGGGGTGGCGGTTTTGCTTTTTAACTCTAATCGTCAATGTATATCCGAAGATATGTAACGTTATTGTTATAGGCATGGGAATCACCTCGCTTTCGCTTGGTGTGTCAACCGCCGTCCCTCTTGATTACGCATATATTATATCACACGTTTAATGTGTTGTCAACGGCTTTGCTGAAAATTTTTACTTGCTTTTTTTAATTTTTTGAAGTATAATAAAAGGGCAGCCGATACCTCGCGTATTGTATTAAGTTTTAGCGGCAATACTATGTATTGTATACACCGCCCGGTGCATCAATACCTTGTGTATCGTTTTGTGTTTGGCGATCGCTTCGTCTGTGGTAGGGTGGAAGCGCTCGCCTTTTTTAATTCATGTTTTTTCTGATGCTTTCTTTAATAAAGCCTTGCTTATTCGGCACTGTTTCAAGTTTTTCCAATATATCCGCATCGGTCTTGTTGTTTAATGCTAAATTTATTCGGGTTATATTGGCTTTTTCATATTTGGCTTGTGCTGCATATCCTGTGCGCTTTTCATAGTCGCGTTGGATCTCGTTTTTCGTTTTTGCTATTGACTTCATCCCCTTTCTATGATATAATATAATCAAGAAAGCGGCTGCTACTCGCAATAGCGGTCGTTCCCAATTAGTTTTTAAGACTGAGGAAATTGCCGCTTGCTACGTGTGGGCGGTTATTTCTTTTTCGTTACGTTAATAACTCCGAAGATAACAACGGCTATAAGATTAAGTAATAGAATTACTTCGCTTATGTCCATGTCGTCACCTCCTTTCGGAGGAACAACCTGCCGCTCTTCTTGATTACGTTTACATTATATCATAGTTGTTTACATATGTCAACCCCTTTCTTAAAAGTTTTTTATTATATTTTCATAGATACCACATAGCACATTAACATAGAGTCTATCATGGTTATATCGTGGGCGATTACTTCACTCCCATTTGAAGTAATTGCCCTTTTTATATTGTCGCACATATAACGACTACTTCACCGTATCCTTTATACAGATATACATATATCAGTAATTCCGCAACAACAGCAACGCTGATTTTATTATTTGTGCTGTGTGTGAGCTTTGACGGACAACCCTTTGTTATGCTGTGCTATGCTGCGTTGTGCTGCGCTGTGCTCGGTGTCTCGCCTGTTTTTACAGGATAAAAAGATAATAGATTACCATGTTATTATGTTATCATATTACTTTATTAAAACAACGGCTTTTCTGTGCTTGCGTCAGGTGCTCGGACACATCCATTTTAATATAGCAGCGTGCACCTTGCTTTCTTCTCTGTATGCGTATTTGTCTTTGCCCGTTAGCTTTATCCATACCATAGAATAAAGCAGGTTGAGGCAGTGCAGGGCTTTCTGTTTGGTCATTTTGTTTTACCTCTCTTTCGTTGTGCGTTGGCGCCGTTTATCAAGTTTTTTCTTTACTGGTTGCATTGTATCATGTTCTTTCTTGATTGTCAAGGGGCTTTTGAAAAGTTTTTCAAGTTTTTTCTTGTTGTTTTTGAAAGCGCATATATTTATACTTTTTTGCACTGTCGCTGGGGTGCTGTGCTGGCTTTCCTTGTGCCTTGTGCACTCTGTGTGGTCTATCCTCTTATTATATATAGCTGTGCCGCTGTCTGCTTTGTGTGCGCTTGTATTTGCTCTCCCGCCGCCCATTCCCGCACCCTACCCCGGGGGCAGCCGAGCACACCCCATACCCCCTTTCTCAACCTTTCAAGTAACGAAAATAAGAAAAACGGAATTATTTTCAAGAAACCACTTGACAAGAAAAATCTTGTGTGATATAATGACATCATCAATTAAGGAGGCAATAGCATGAACTGCAAAGAAATCGTCAGAGATATAATGGCATCTCAAGATAAAGGAATCGCCGAAATAGCCAGCCAAATGGGAATTACCCCTGCCGCGTTATGGGACAGATTAAAAACTCAAAAAAAAATTAACGGCAATGAGGTAAAAACCCTTAATATAACCGTTGCCAAACTGAACGATATATTGAGAGTTTTAGGTTATGAAATTGTTATTGCGCCAAGAAAAGCAGGACGTAAAATTCAAGGTGCTTACATTGTTGACGATACAGAAGGCATTAAAATGTCCGAGGTAAAATGATGCGTGAAGAAGATTGCGATATTCCATTTTCAAACCTAATAACACCAAACTCCACAATAACCATTCCGTCTATTTTCATGTTTGAGGATGTTGCGAACTTTTATGCTTTTCGTTATTTGGCAGAAAAATCAAATTGTGAAGTATATCTAAAAAACGAAGACATTCTATTGAAACCAAATGATCGGTTGGAAACTGATGTGATATTGTTAGCATATACCGCTATAATAGCTAATCGAAAAATTGGTGATGACTATATTAGATATTTGTCAAATGAATCGCTGAATAACGTAATCAACCAGATAAAAACAGAGAACAGGAAGGAGAGCATTGGATAGAATGATTTATGCATATCTTCGAGTATCGTCCAAGGAACAAAATCTCGCCAGACAGATTCCGGCAATTAAAGCATATCGCCCTGAAATTCTTGACGAGAATATTCGGTACGACAAACAGTCAGGTAAGAATTTTTGCAGAGAGGAATATATCAAACTCAAAGCATTGCTCCAATCCGGTGATGAACTCGTAATCAAAGAGCTGGATCGTTTGGGCAGAAATAAGGACGAAATTAAGGAAGAGCTTCATTCACTGAAAGAACGGAAAATTATCGTTCGGATTCTTGATGTTCCAACTACGCTGATTGATTATCAAGGTCAAGATTGGATATTCGACATGGTGAACAATATATTGATAGAGGTTCTGGGCGCCGTAGCAGAAGAAGAACGAATTAGAATTAGGACGCGTCAAAAAGAAGGTATCGACTGTATGCCGGTTATTGACGGAAAAAGAACGTCGATCAAAACCAATCGTTCTATGGGGAGACCTAACCTCAAAGTCAGCAGTTCCGAATTTCAAAAAATTTTTCAAAAACAAAAAGACGGACTAATTACCGTCTCGGAGGCAATTTCCATCTTGCACATCAGCCGCAGTTCGTGGTATAATCTGTGCAGAACACTTTAACTGCTGTTCTCTTATCAAATACAGTTGGAGGTAAACGATGAAGTGTCCGCAGTGCCAGAGCGATGAAATCAACTACTCCATGAAGTGCGACGACGATGGCATGATGCACTCATACGCGGAATGCCAGCAATGTTCTTTTCAATGGGAGCGGGAAACAGAACCAGCAGATAATGAAACTTGCGATACTTCACATATAATCTCCGGCAACATCAAAACCGACAATCCGACGCTTCGCATCAAAAGAGAAAACAAAACCATGATCTCCATTGTTCTGGCAATCATAGCCGGATGGGCAATATTCTGCACATGGCTGACTATATACGGAAAAACAAATCTGCTAAACAGCATCGCTATATTTTTTATCCTGCTTGTTTTCTTGGATATACCGGGACAGATATTTGTTGCCACCCTTCCGCTCCGTTGGCGAAAGAGAAATTTATCGTCAGATGACTACCAAAAAATTTGTTCAAAGACGAGTCATAATTTTTTCAGACGGTGCATGGCAATACCGATAAGCATTAAAGTGTTTATTGCTTTGGAAATCGTAATTGAAGGAATTATTCTCGGTGTCATATGGTTTTCACAAGAAAGCGTCTCATCATTTGCTTTCATATTCCAGTTTAGAACAGCTTGCATTATTCTTGCATTTGTCTATATGCCAAGCAGAGTATCCACGCTGTTATTAAAGCCAAAGAAAATAAAGCCGCGTAAGCCCAAAAAAGAAAAGCCAATAAAAAACAACATATTGAAACACTGGTGGGAGATAATCGAAAACGCAGGATGCGTCAAGAAGGCTTCTAAGTATCCCAATATTCCCAATGTTACCGACGTTTCTAACACTCCCGACAATCCCAATATTTCCGATGCCTCCGAGACATCAGATGCTCCGACGACAGAGCCTCAATACAGAAAATTTATCCCGAGGACAGGACTGGAATATGAAGCGTATGTTGCAAGACAGCTGCGGTTGGAAGGATATACAAGGGTTGTTGTAACACAGGCAAGCGGAGACCACGGCGCTGATATATTGGCTTTTACGCCACGGGGAGAAAGCGCGGCGATTCAGTGCAAATTCCTGCAAAGTTCCGTAGGACAACATGCAGTTCAGGAAGCTGTATCCGCTCGTATTTACTATAACAGAGAGGTTGCGATTGTAATAACCAATTCGACCTTTACGCGAGGAGCAAAAGATTTTGCAGCAAACACCGATACGGTGTTAATCGAAAATTATATATAACATACTACAAACAAAACGCATGATTGCGACAAGGGACAGACGTCCCTATCCGGTCATGCGTTTTTCTTTTGGGAGGAAACAATGGAAAATACAATAAGAGCAATAGAGAGGGAAATCATGAAAACGCCGGACAAGCTGGCGCTGTACGAGGACTATTTTGAGTGCATTAAAATCCTTGCTCAAAGCGACAAAGAGCTGGCTTATCGGCACAATACCGATTTTCGCAGCCACCTGAAAAAAGCGCTGCGCATCTTTCAGAACAATACCGACCTTGCCAAAATCGATTTTTTGCGGAAGGAATCCTATCACATCGAAGCGATTGACAAATTCGATTCGTACCTCATTTTTGTGGAATGGAACAGGGAACCCTGCAAAAAATTCTATCTGCCGCGACGCAGGGTACTCAAACGACTGGTCGACGATTTGCAGGACCTGTCCGAGCATAAAATCGTATTTTTGGGAATCAGCCTGCCGCCGAGAATCGGGAAAAGTACGCTCTGTATCTTTTTCATGACATGGATGATGGGGAAGAATCCTGACGTTGCGAATGTGATGTCGGGGCATTCCGACAAGCTGACAAGCGGTTTCTATGAGGAAATCTTAAACATCATGACAGACCACGAGACATATTTGTGGCATGAGGTCTTTCCCACCGTGAAAATCGTGGATAAGTCGGCAAAGGATGAATCGGTCGATTTGGGAACGAAGAAACGGTTTCCTACGCTGACCTGCCGCTCTATTGAGGGAACGCTGACGGGCGCTGTCGAGATTGGCGAGGGCGGCGTTCTCTATGCGGACGACCTGATTGCCAATCTGGAAGAAAGCCTGAATCCCGACCGCCTGCAATCCAAATATGACGCCTATCTCAATCAGCTGAAAGACCGCAAAAAGGATAGCGCGCTCGAATTGATGGTCGGAACAAGATGGAATGTTCTCGATCCGCTTGGCAGGATTGAAGAGCAGTATGAAAACGACCCCCGATACCGTTTCACCGTGATTCCGGCGCTTGATGAAAACGATGAAAGCAACTTCGATTATGACTACAACCGCGGATTCAGCACGGCATATTATCACGATATGCGGGCGTCGATTGACGACGCGACATGGTGGGCGAAATACATGGGTTCTCCCTATGTGCGTGAGGGCTTGCTGTTTCCCACAGGCGAGCTCACCTATTACAACGGTACGCTTCCCGGCGTCGCACCGGACCGCATTCTGTCCGTTGTCGATGTGGCGTGGGGCGGCGGAGACTATTTATCCATGCCGATTGCCTACATCTACGGCTCGGATGTGTATATTCACGACGTTGCGTTCAGCGACAAGGACAAGGAAACGACCTATCCGCTTGTCGCCGGAAAAATCAGACAGCATCTTCCGCAGCAAATCCGGTTCGAGGCAAACAACGGCGGCGCGGAATATGCCGACAAAATAGATGAGCTGCTGCGGAAAGACCATATCCACACCAACATTTCGTCAAGGCGTTCTCCGAATACGATGAGCAAGCTCAGCCGCATCATCCAATATGCGCCGGATATCAAGCGATTCTACTTTATCGATGCCGCCCATCAAAGCAAAGAGTACCGCGCTTTTATGAAATTTCTCTGCACCTTTGCCATGACAGGGAAGAACGCACATGATGACGCTCCGGACAGCCTTGCCATGCTTGCCGATTTTGTTTTGCACGCCTATGGAGAAATCACCATCATGAAAAGACCGTTTTAAGCGCAAAATATTGAAAATATATATTGACAAATACTACATGTTGTGTTAGAATGAGGTTGTAAAAATAATATTTTGTATTTTAGGGCATGATTGCTCGTTTCTACCGCAAACGCGGGGAACGGTCAGTCATGCCCTTTTTCATTTTGCGAAAAAGGAGGTGAAAACATGGAAAGCGAAATCAAAACGCCGCTTGGATATTTCGGGCGCGAAGTGCTTTACACAAGCGAGGAAGAAATCACCGCGGATAATCTGCTGGCAGTTCTCGAAAAGGTTCTGCCGGCTTATGAAAAGAACAAAGCCGAATCGGACTATCTGTACTGGTATTATCGCGGGAAGCAGCCGATTCTGAACCGGATTAAAAAAATCCGCCCTGAAATCAATAATAAAATCATCGAGAATCACGCGAATGAAATTGTCTCCTTCAAAAAAGGCTATACCTTCGGCGAACCTGTGCAGTATATCCGGCGTGCCGTCAAGGATCAAGGGACAATCGATCCGGCTGGCGACAACAGCCACGCCATTATGAAGCTCAATGAAATCATGGCGTGTGAGGACAAGGCGTCCGGGGATGAGGAAATCGCGGAATGGTTTTTTATCTGCGGGACCGCCTACCGCATGGCGCTCCCCAAAAAGGAAGATGACGGCACGGCGTCCTGTATTGAAATCGAAACGCTGGATCCGCGCTATACCGCTGTTGTTTATCACACGGGATTCGGAAAAAAGCCGGTCATGAGCATTCAGGAGGTGGTCGAAAGCGGAGAGGAAGGGAAGCGGAAATTCTGCATCTATACCCCGTCGGAATATTTCGAGGTGGAGCATGACACGATTACCAAGCGGGAAAGTCATATTCTCGGTGCGATTCCGATTATCGAATATCCCGCCGGACAGGCGCGCATCGGCGCTTTTGAGCTGGTGCTCGGTCTTCTGGATGCGATTAACCTTGTCAGCTCCAACCGCCTTGACGGCATCGAGCAGTTCATTCAGTCGTTTATGAAATTTGTCAATGTCCGCATTGATAAGGAGCAATACGACAAGTTGAAAGAAGAAGGCGCGCTGCTTTTTACCTCTGAGCCGGGTAATCCGGCAGATGTCGGCATCGTGTCAAGCGAGCTTAACCAGTCGCAGACACAGATTGCAATCGACCACCTCTATCAGATGGTTCTGATTATCTGCGGAATGCCGGACAGACAGGGAAGCAACCGCACGACGGGGGACACCGGACAGGCTGTGATGCTGCGCGACGGCTGGGCTGCGGCGGAATCCAAGGCAAAGGAGACGGAATCCGTATTCAGAAAATCCGAAAAACGGTTTCTGAGATATGTGCTTTCCCTGATTGGGGATGATGTTCCTCTCAAAATATCCGACGTCGACATCAAATTCACGCGGAACAAGACGGACAATCTGCTCACCAAAACGCAGGGACTGCAAAATATGCTGGAAGCAGGCGTTGCGCCGCAAATCGCGTTCAGCCTCAGCAATTTGTTTTCCGATCCCGAGCAGGCTTGCAAGGATTCGGAAACCTACCTCGAAAAGTGGATTCCCGAAGCGGAAAATCAGGCGGAGACACCTATCCCTGCCAACAACAAGCCGAATCCGGAAGAACTGTAAGGGTTCATTGCAGAGAAGCAATTCAAAAACGCAGACGTCAGAGAAGACGATAACCACACAAAATAAACGTCACAGAAGACGATAAAAGACAGGAGGATTTTTTATGAAACTCAACACAGACACAATCGAGGGATACGCATCTATGACGCCCGAACAGAAAATCGCGGCACTGGAAGCCTTGGAGCTTCCCGCGCCCGACCTTTCCGGTTACGTTCAAAAAGCTGTTTTTGACAGAACCGCGTCAGAGCTTGCCGCCGTCAAGAAAAAGTACACGGAGACGCTTTCCACCGAGCAGCAGGCAAAGCTCGCGCGGGATCAGGAGCTGGAAGACATCCGAACGGAGCTGGAAACACTGCGCAAGGAAAAAACGGTCAGCGACCATAAAGCGAAGCTGCTCGCGCTCGGATATGAGGAGGCGCTTGCCCTGGAAACCGCGTCCGCACTTGCAGACGGAGATATGGAAACGGTGTTCGCCAACCAAAAACGGTTTTTAGAAGCGCACGACAAGGCAACCAAGTCGGAGCTGCTCAAAGGAACGCCGAGACCGAAAACACTGGACGGTGCGTCGGCAATGACGCTGGATAAGCTCCGCGCCATGAGCGCAGAAGACCGCTATGCGTATTCCGTAAGCAATCCCGAAAAATACAACGAACTATATGGAGGTACTGAATAATGTCAGGCAAAAACACAGGTTACAGCAATTTTTTCCTCTCCAATGAGGTAGAGGATCAATTTGAATCCCATCTGAACTTGCAGCAATTCTGCAAGGTTGACCGCACCCTGCAAGGTACAGCGGGCAATACCCGCAAAATCAACGTCTATTCCGCGACAAGCGGCACGGAGAAGCTGGGCATCGGCGCAGGCAACACCAAGAGCATTTCCGTTTCTCACACCCAGAAGGAATATAAAATCCTGCTCGCCCAGAACCGCTTTGAATACTACGACGAGGAAGCCATGGAAGACCCGATGATTGTCCCTGTCGGGATGCAGCACGCGGCGACGGATATATTCAACACCGTCAACGCCGATATTTTCGCGGAATTTCAAAAGGCGTCGCTTGTCGTTCCGGCGAGCACGCTGGATTTTGCGTCGTTCGTCGATGCGCAGGCGCTTTTGAAGCTGGAAAATCTGGAAGGCGTTCAGCTTTTCGGCTTTGTCAGCCCTGCGGACATGGCGAAGGTTAGAAAAGCGCTGAAAGATGACCTCAAATATGTGGAGGCATTCGCCAAGAACGGCTATGTCGGCACGGTCGGCGGCGTCAATCTCTACACCAAGAAAAACGCGTTGACGGGTGAAATTGTCATCGCCACAAAGGAAGCGGTCACGCTCTTTGTGAAGAAAAATACCGAGGTCGAGCGCGTTACCAAGGATAACCGTTCCGAGTCGGCTGCCAACACGCGTTTGAACACGATTTTCTCCCGCAAGTATTATCTGTCCGCGCTCACCAACGAGACAAAGGCTGTCAAGATTTTGATGGGTGCTGCCACGGTCACGGCGGACACCACGGTAACTGCGGGAAAGACCTATTACAAGGCGGTCGAAAACGGCTATGTCAGAGTGACGCCGGGGGCGGATGAGAATCCCAAAACGGCGGGCTATTACGAGATCGGCTGATAAACGGGAGGAGGAACAGCATGGCAGACACACAACTGTTAAAACAGCTTCGAGAGCTGACGCAGGAAAGCAGCGAGGAATTGCTTGCCGTGCTGCTTTCCGTCGCAGAGTCCAAGGTATTAAATAGGCTTTATCCATATGACGACACCAAATCGTGCGTCCCCGCCCGATACCACAAAAACGTCCTTGAAATCGCCGTGTATCTGTATAACCGGCGCGGAAGCGAGGGCGAGATCGTGCATGATGAGGGCAGCATCCGGCGCAGCTATGAAAGCGCGGGTGTGCCGGATTCCATGCTGCGCGGCATTGTTCCATATTGCGAGGTGATCTGACGTGAGAAGCCTGGAAATCAACAAGCGCCAAATTTTTTATGCGCAGCGGGTCGGGACGGAATCGGTCGGAGATTACGGAGAGGCAAGGCCCGTTTACAGCGAGCCAGAACCTGCCCGCATGACAGTCGAATACACCGATTCGTCCGTTTTGGTTGCGGAGTACGGCAAAACTTCCGATTGTGATGTGAAGCTCATCACCGCCGAAACGGATTATCCCTTTGACGAAAACACCGTCTTTTGGATTGATGCGCCGACGGATGCGCCGCACGATTATGTGATGGCAAAGCTGCCGCAGAGAAGTCTGAACGGTACGGTCTATTCTCTCCGATCGGCAGGTGTTTTCTATGGCTAAAATCACGGTTGGTCTTGGAAATCTCGGAAAAGCGATTCGTGAGCTGGAAGCGTTCAAAAACGAGGTCATCACCAAAACGAAAGAGCTGGTGGTTGTCCTCTGTCAGAACGGCGTGCAAATCGCTTCTGATAAAATCGTCAGTTACGGCGCCATCGACACCGGCGATTTGGATTCCAGCATTTATTACGCTGTATCCGAGGACGGAACAAAAGGCGTCATCCGCACCGACAGCGACCACGCCATCTACGTCGAGTTCGGAACAGGCACCTGCTCTGACCGAAAAGGCACGGCGGTTCATCCGCTGGCACAAAAGCTGGGGTATCAATACGACGTCAACCATCACGGGGAGAAAGGCTGGTACTATTTCGACCAAAACCGAAACCGCGTCCGGTGGACGAAGGGAATGCGGTCAAGACCGTTCTTTTTTGAGACCTCTGTGGAGATGATTGACCGTCTGGAAGATACGGCAAAGGAGGTATTCGGAAAATGATTGACATCGAACCCATCATTTTTGACGCCGTCAAAAAGGCTGTCTCGCCGGTGCTTTGCTCCCAGACGTATCAGGACACAAGCAAGGTTTTTCCGCTCGTGACCGTCGAGGAAACCGAAAACACCGTATATGAAAGCACGCAGGATTCCGGCAATGCCGAAAATCACGCACGGATGCTGTATGAGGTGAACGTCTACACCAACGGAACAGACGGCAAAAAAGCACAGGCGAAAAACATTATTCACAGCGTGGACGACTGCATGGCAGAGCTGGGGCTTGTCCGATGCTATTGCAGTCCTACGCCAAATCTTGCCGACGCCTCGGTTTATCGCATAACGGCGCGATACCGGTGTGTGGTCGACAAAAACAACATCATTTATTGGAGGTGAACCATCATGGAAAAATCAACAAGCTATACATTTTTATTCTATTCCGAAACAGAAAACGGAGAGTTTAAGAAGCTGCTCGATATTACCAGCTATCCCGATGTTTTTACCGCGCCGGAACGATTGGACATCAGCGACCTTTCCGACAATCGAAATAAGTATTATAAGGGGCGCGAGGATACACCCGAATACGAATTTGAGTGTGTTTATGATAAAACGCAATATGACACAGTGAAGAAAATGGAAGATGACAAAAAGCGATTCTATCAAATCCGGTTCGGCAAGAATGGCGAATACGGCGCATGGCAGTGGTCCGGCACGCACTTTATCACGCCCACAGGCGGCGGCGTCGGCGATGCGCGCAAAGGAAAACTCGTATGCTACAATGAAACCCCTGTAACAGAGGTAACGATTGCGCAAGAAGGAGAAGCATAAAATGGCAAGCAGAATTAAATTTATTTACAAAGGCAAGGCTTATACACTCGAATACAGCAGAAACACCGTGAAGCAAATGGAGGCGCAGGGCTTCCAAATCGATGAAATTTGGTCAAAACCGCTGACAAGCGTTCTGACGCTGTTTTCCGGCGCTTTTCTGATGCACCATCCAAATGTTTTCAGAAACAAGGCGTTGTGCGAGGAAATTTACCGTAGCTTACCTGGCCGAGATAAGCTGCTTGAAACGCTCGTTCAGCTGTATCAGGAGCCGGTGCTGTCTCTGCTCGATGAGCCGGAGGAAAACGAGGGAAACACGAGCTGGGAAGTGGAGTAAAATCCGCTTCCCCTCCGACCTTTTCCGAAATCTTTGGCGAGCATTTTCCGTTCTATCTTTCAATCGGCATGACCTATGACCAGTTCTGGAATCAGGATTGCTCACTTGTCAAAGCCTATCGAAAGGCGGATGAACTGCGAAGGAAGCGAATCAACGAGGAGGCGTGGCTGCAAGGCGCGTATATTTACAACGCGCTGTGCTGCGTTTCTCCCGTGCTCCACGCCTTTGCCAAGAACGGCACAAAGCCGGAGCCGTATATGGAAAAGCCGATTCCCATTACAGAAGAAGATCAGCGTATACGCGAGGAAGAAGAAATGAGGGCGTGCGCCGAGGGCTTCCGCGCACTGGTCGAACTCAAAAACAGCGAATTTCAGAGAAAGGAGGCGGGCGCACATGACCATTGAAAATTTACAGATTGAGGTGCAAGCCTCTGCTGACAAGGCGACTGCCAGACTTGAAAAGCTTGAAGCGGTGTTAAAACGCATTGACGCCATCGGTAAAAACAACGGCTTTGACGAGATAAGTCAGAAACTGAAAAAGCTTGCCTCCCCCGATTTTTCCGATACAGCGAAAGGTATTGACGACACCGCGAAATCTGCAAACCGACTTGGAAAAGCCAATTCGCGTGTCGAAAAATTCTCAAAAGCAATGAAAACCATACGCGGTGAAGCAGAGAAAACAACGGATGAATTTTCACGAATTGCAAGAGTTTCCGAGCTTCCCATCGGCATAGAGTCTGTCAAGGAAAAGCAGACAGCGGATACAGTAAACTTACCCAAAGCGGTATCAAGCGTCGAGCCTCGCTTCAAATTTTTCACGCGTTACTTAAAGGATATTTCCACACACGGAAAAAAAGCCGGCGGCGCGATTGCCTATCTCGGAAAAACGGTCAGCCGTTTTCTAATTTACAAAGCGCTGAATCTCCTGATTCGCGGAATCAATACGGGGCTTCAAAACATGGCGATGTACAGCAAGGAAGCCAATCAGGTTCTGACGCAGTATAAAACGCTGAACTTGCAGCTTTCCAATTCGCTCGGCGCGGCACTGATTCCTATCTTGAATATGCTTTATCCGTTGGTTGAACGCATTGCAAACGGCATCATCGACGTGGTAAACAACCTGAATATTTTGTTTTCTGCGCTCAGCGGTTCAAAGACATTTTATAGGGCGAAAAAATATGTGGATGACTATGCCGAATCGCTTGGCAAGGTGAAGGGGCTGGCGGGCATGGATCAGATTCACACCATTGGCAAGACCTACAACTACGGGGAAATGTTTGAGGAGGTCGAAATCGACAACACCGCGCTTGCCTCTGCCCGTGATTCCATTATTGACCTTGTTGGCGGTTTTCTCCTGCTAAAAATGGTTTTAGACGGCATCGGGTTTGCAAAAAGGCTTGCGACGCTCACCGATCAGGCGGTAAACTTTTCCAGTGTGCTGAAAAACATTTTTAAGTATTTTGCTGGGATATGCCTCATCGTTATCGGTGCAACGGAGCTATTCAAAGGCATCTTTTCCGCGTGGAAGGACGGTGTGGATTGGAAAAACTTCACGCGCATGCTGCTCGGTATTGCGCTCATTGTCGGTGGCATCGCGCTGGCTTTCGGCTTTGCCGCAGCCATTGTCGCCCTTGCCCTTAGCGGCGTTTTGCTCTTTGCGGTCGGACTTAAAGACATCATCACAAATGAGAAAAATCTGAAAAATACACTTATGGTTCTTGCCGGTATTCTCATCGTCGGCGCGGGCATTGCGCTGGCTTTCGGCGGATGGATTCCGCTTGCCATTGCCGCAGCGGTTGCTGCTCTTGCGGGTATTGCCATTTGGGGCGATGAGATTGCCGCATGGCTTGATAACTTAAAGGGGCTTTTTGATAACTGGGTTGTAACCGTCAAAGAAAAAATAACCGGATTTTTTGATAACCTCATTGACAAGGTGAAGAATGTCAGTCCCGAATTGGCTGGAATATTGGAATACATCAAGAATATATTCATCTCCGTGATTGACTGGTTCAAGGCAAAAATCGACTGGCTCATCAACACGTGCCGCAACTTTGTAAAAATAATCAGGGACTTGTTCCGCGGCGACTTCAAAGCGGTATGGGAAGACCTGAAACAGTATTTCAAGGACTGGTGGCAGGGGCTGGTCAATATTTTCATTGCACCTTTGAACTTTTTAATTTCGTGCTTTGAAAGCTTTGTCAACTTCTTCATCAGAGGAATTAACAAAATTATCGGTGGGCTCAATAGTCTATCGTTCGATATGCCTGATTGGCTCGGCGGTGGACATTTCGGTTTAAATCTGAAACTGGTGGACGAGGCGAATTTCGGCAGAATCAATGAACTCGGCACGAGTAGCTCATCGGGGAAAGGCTTGCTATCATCGAGTTACAGCGGGGCTGCCGGAGGATTTTCAAACAGCAAAACGGTTGTTGATAACAACGAGCAAATTGTCGAGGGTATCTCCCGCGGCGTCTCGGATGCAAATGCGGAACAGAACACACTGCTCCGTGAACAGAACAAACTCCTAACGCAGATGCTTCATAGTTCGGGCGGCGGAACGGTTCCGGTGTCCACGATTACAAAAGGACTGGAAAGACAAAACCGCAGGAACGGCAAGGTAATTGTTCCCGTTGGAAACTAAAAAAGGGGGAGGGGATTTTTATGAGCAATGAATACAATCCAATTCGGTCGGTCGACGGTTCCAGCATAAAATGCCCCTGCGACTACAAGTGGAAGCTTGAAGACCTTTCGGCGGCAGACGCGGGACGCACCGAGACTTATGGGATGGATAAAGCCCGCATGGGACAGATTGTCGGGCTGGATTTGAGATGGCAGAACGTGACGACCGAGGACGCGTCTGCCATCCTCAAAGCGTTCAATCCCGAGTATATTACCGTGTGCTATCTCGATCCCAAGGAGGGCTTATTCCGAACGTCGGAGTTTTATGTGGGGGACAGAGCCGCGCCGATGTACAACTGCAAGCTGGGATTATGGTCGGAAATCTCATTTTCCATCATTGAGCGCTATGCGGTGAAAGTGCAGGGGGATGTGCGAGATGGCAAATAAGGTATCGAAAGAAGAAATCGCACTGTTCAAATCCTTCTATCGTCAAACGGCAAAAATTCAGGTTTTGGGCGTCGACGGACTTGACGAGCTTACAGAAGCGGATATTTTGCAGGGCGGCATGACTGTCGACCGTTACTGCTTTTCCTCCAATGCGCTGGAAATCGGCACGGCTATTGCCTCGGAGCTTTCACTGGAACTGCAAAACATCGACGGGCGCTTTGATGCTTACCGTTTCGATGGCGCAAGGCTCATTGTGCGAATCGGAATCAAAAAATGGGATGCGCGGGATTGGGAAAAGGCGCAGGTTCACTATATTCCGCTCGGTATTTTCACGGTGGATGAGAAAACCAAGAACAAATCAAGCATCACGCTCGGTGCGCTTGACAACATGGTTCGGTTCGACCGCGAATACGATACCAATTTGGTCTATCCGGCGACGCTTGGCGAGATTGTTGAAGACGCCTGCTCCAAATGCGGCGTGTTCCTGCACACCACTGAATTTTATAACGCAGATTATATCGTGGAAACCCGCCCTGAGGAGGAAGGGCTGACTTACCGTCAGGTAATCGGCTGGGCGGCGCAGCTTGCCTGTGCGAACGCATTCATCGATTGGGACGGTAAGCTCCGTCTATCGTGGTTTGAAGATACGGAGCATATCATTCCTCCCGATGATCGGTATGATTCGGATGTTGAGGAAAATTCCGTCCTAATCACAGGTGTTAAGGTTGTGACCTTGGATGATAACGAATACACCGCAGGTACATCCGGCGCCGTGATGACGATTCAGGGGAATCGGTTGGCGCAGTCAAACCCTGAATACATTGCCGGTATTCTGTATGCTAAGCTCGGGAATTTCACCTATCTTCCTTATTCCTGCGTGTGCCGCCCGATGCCGTATCTCTATCCAATGGACCTCATCACGCTTGTGGATAAAAACGGAAAAGAGCACAAAACCATTGTATCGTCGGTCACTTATACGCTGAACGGCACAACGGATGTTGCAGGAGAGGGGGACGGAGAAACCAAGGGCGGCTATGCCGCAACCGGCACGATGACCGAGCATGAAAAAGCGATTATCGAAAAGGCAAAGAAAACGCTCGACCGAATCTCGACTGAGCGATACAATGTCGCCCTTTCCCTCAATCAGATGATCGGCAGCGCCTTTGGACTATACCGTACCGAAGTAAAAGAAAACAATGTCTCCACATGGTATTATCACGACAAAGAAACGCTGGGTGACAGCACGATTATCTATGTTTTCAATGCCGGCGGCTTTGCATGGACGGACGACTGGAACGGGGGCAATCCCATTTGGCAATATGGCTTCACAAAAGACGGCAATGCGATTTATAAGGTTCTTTCGGCATACAAGATTCAGGCGGACTATATCGACACCGGCGCGATTACTGCCGATAAAATTGCTAGCGGAACCATCACGGCGGATAAAATCAGAATCGGCGCGATTGGTGGATTTGTCATCGATGAATCGCACATCGGTGTGGGAAAAACCGCATATGACGATACCCAGCATGACGGCGTATACATCAGCCCGCAGGGGATTGGACTTGGCAAAGGCAAATTTTACGTCACAGATTCCGGCTTTTTTCATGCCGAGTCCGGCGAAATCGGCGACTGCTCGATTGTCGACGGCGTATTAAAAATTCCTGCCGCCAACATTACAGGCACATTGACTGCAAGGCAAATCGATGCAAGCACGCTTACCGTTTCCGCAGCCAATATCACAGGCTCGCTGAGCATCGGTCAGCTTCCGCAGGGTATGGCGAAAACAAGCGATATTCCAACAAGGACAAGCGCGCTCCTCAACGACAGCGGCTATCAGACCACATCCGGTGTGGTTTCCATCATCGATGGGCGCATCACGGCGGACTATATTGACGCAATCGGCATTACCGCAAAAAATCTGCTGCAAACCAGCACGGACGCCTTGCGTTCCGTATCCATTCAGGATGGCTGGGCGAATTTTCAGCAGTCATGGGGAACATATTCCACAAAGCAAGTGGTATCCTCCCTGTATAACCAGTTCACATCGACCAGAAACGATTCCGGCAAGAAATTTTTTGTTGGATTGGGCACAGCGCCGAACGCCGCCTATGTCGGATGGGAAAATGGTGCGAGCATTCAATTCTCGAAAGACAATGGTAGCCTCTTTGGAACATGGCTTGAATCTTCATCCGGTGCTACCATTTCCGACCGGAATAAAAAGCACGATATTGAGGCGCTGCCTGAGCGGTACAATACTTTATTTGACAATCTCTCGCCGAGTATTTTCAAATATGACGATGGAACGTCTGGCAGGACCCATGTTGGATTTATTGCGCAGGATGTGGAAAATGCAATTCTGGATTCGTCCTTGACCACACAGGATTTTGCGGGCTTTATCAGAGCAGAGCATCTGAATAGTCAGAATCAGACGGAGACAAGCTGTTTTCTCCGATATGAAGAATTTATCGCCCTTAACACATGGCAGATTCAGAATCTTAAAAAACGAGTGGCAGAGCTCGAAGCAAAAATGCAGTACATAACAAAGGAGAGTCTTCACGATGGAAACACCGAATCAGACACAACCGATCCGTCCGCTGAGCCTTAACTATGCGGATGCCAAAAACGATTTCTTTCTTGCCATCAACCGTATCCTACTTCAATATAGCATCCCGATGTTTGTTATGGAAAGTCTTCTTTCGGATGCGCTGTATCAAGCAAAAGAAAAAGCGAAAATTGAGATGCAAAATGAAGAAGCAGCCTATCAGCGGCAGATGGCAGAATATGCGAAAAATAAAAAATAAGGAGGGCGGAAATGGCTCAAATTACAAAATCATTATCGCTGGACGTTTCAAAAGCAAATGTGATTCAGGCGATTTCGGCAAAACAATATGATAAAGATTCCCGATATTTGAAAGTGAAACTCGCCGATGAGGGCATCCCCGTTTCAGTTAGTTCCGGCAGCACAGTCAAAATCAACGCTACAAGAGCGGATGGGGAGTCCAAATCGTTCCAAGGGACAGTAAACGACGACGGCGCGATTACCGTACCGATTACCTATTGGATGCTGGAACTCGATGATATGGTAAAGTGCGATATATCGGTTATGGAAGCGTCCGGGCAAAAACTGAGCACCATGAATTTTTATATCCAAGTTGAACGCTCCAACGACGCAAGAGACGACGTCGTTGACCCCGGCGATGACAAATACATCATATTGGCGCAGCTGGTAAGCGATGTGTCAGACACGAAAGAAGCCTGTGAAGCAGCTGCCAAAGATGCCGAGGATTTGGTTATCAATATTCAGCAAAAACTCGATAGCGGAGAGTTTCAAGGCACATCCGCCACCATCACGGGTGTGACAGCAAGCGTGGATAACGGCACCGGAACGCCATCTGTGACGGTTACGGC